CACCTTGTATATTCGAATCATTAATTGATATGTTACAATATTTACAAAAATCAAAAAAGATTGTAGTAAAATCATTTGAATTCTTAAACAGTATAGCATCTATTTCATTTAATTCATATGCCCAAGACATTCCGTAACCTTCTTTGAAAATATGCATATGATTTCTGGAAAGTTTTTTCCCATCAGGATTTATATGTGGTCTGCCGTCAATTTCTAATCTGATCATTAAATCGTTATTTGGAATTAATCTTTCCTGTAATTTTTTTCGGCTTAGCACTATGGTATTTTTCCTGCAAATATCTAGAGAAAAAGTTTCTTTGGAATTAATAGCTCCTACAGGTATACATATTTCCTCATTCATGCCAGGAAGAATTAAGCTATTAAGTAAAATATGTTTATCTAGTTTCATTAAGTTATTAAATTCTTCATTTGTTTTCATAAAATCTCCTTTATTCGGTTTTAGTATATTAATCTTCCAGTTCAATTAATTCTTCCATAGTACAATTCAAAGCTTTGGCTAGTTTGTATACTGTAATGGCAGATGCTTTATTTATATTTCGCTCTCCACTTTCATATTTAGTTATAAGAGAACGACTTACACCGCTTAGCTGAATTAATTGGTTCTGGCTTAAATTCTTTTCTTTTCGTATATTTTGCAGATTACTCATATTAGTTGTCCTTCCAATGTTTTAAAAGTAAAAAAATAAAAAAGCAGGTAACCGAAGTTACCTGCCAACGTTAGCCAAATTATAAGATGGGCGGCGTATCCATCATCTCAGGTACTCTTTCGAGTGTGTCGGGAGCCTTTCCGACCTTTATAATTTGGTTTCAGTCTTACTTTATGTAACTCGATTATAAAGTATTCAATACTATTTGTCAAATTTTTTTAATCTTCCGTTGTTTAATCCGTGTTGTAATTTAGAATTTGTTATTGTATGTAATGTTGCAACGTATAAATAATCTTCAGAAACATCAAGTTTTATGCCTATTTGAATATTTTTATTAAAAACTTTTACTAATTCAAAACTCTTTCCTTTTTCATTAGGATTAATGCCTATGTAGTCAGGAGAAGAAATAATTTCTTCAAGTTTTGATAAGTATTCTAGACATTCAGGATGTCTTTTTTCTATATGTTTAATTAAACCATTTGATTTATATATATAATCATAATCCGATATAAATTCATAATATTTTGAAAACGCATCGGGAGTGTTAATAATAGGTTCTATATTACTTTTCATATATTATTTCCTTTGTTTTTATGAGCCATTTTTTCAATGGCTCTAACGCTCATTTCCGCTTTTGATATTAAAACTTTCCACGTAGCTCTACAACCTTGCCTATGATTTTAACAGGCTTTTCCTGAATTTCCTTATTTGAAAAATACATAGGGTCATAATTTGGGTTGTTGGATATAAGAACAATACCATCGTTATATTTTTTTAATCGTTTGCATGTAGCTTCATCACCGTTAACAGTTGCAATAACTATATCACCATCTTCTGCATCAGATTGCTGACGAACGATAACAACATCGTTTTCACACATTCTAGGCTCCATAGAATTACCTTTTAGCTTTAGACCGAAGAATGTACCGCTTGATGCAAGTTCTTCTGTTATTTCCTCTGTGTCAATAATATCTTCTATAGCTTCTATTGGAATACCGGCAGCAACACGACCAAGTACCGGAATGCGAATGCCGGTAGATTTCTTTGTTGATGAATTGTCTTCATGTTGCTCAAATTCAAATGTTTCATCATCAAACCAATAAGAAGTATTTACTTTAAATGCTGCTGAAAAAGCACTTAATTTACTTTGGGGCAAATCAACTAGACCTTTTTCTATTTTCGCAATAGATGTTTTGTCTTTATAGCCAACTTTCAAGGCTAATTCAGTTTGAGATAATCCACATGTTTCACGTAAATTTTTAATTTTTAAACCAATCTTTTGCTGTAGAGTCATTTAATTCACCAACCTTTACTTTATAACTTGTAATAAGTGTAACATAACAAAGAATTAAATTCAACTTTTTTGTGAAAAATAGTTGACACATATTCAACAAAGTGCTATTCTATATTTAGGTTGAATGACATTCAACCACAAACGAAGAAAGGAGGAAATAACTTGAAGATATTCGATAATATCGATAAGGAAACAAAAAAGTCTATCAAAGATACCCTGATAAGTGCTTTGATAGACCTGTTGGTAGGAATAATCCTATTAACAATTGATAGGCTGTTATAGCCAGCCGGCAGGGGCGAAAGCCCTTGCTTAATTCAGATATTATCATATCTAAAAGTAAATGTAAATATGATTAGATTCTTAGGAGTGTACTTCATATGTATAGGTGTGGCTAAATTAGTA